AAAAGGTGCTGGAACAAATAAGATAACCGCCACCAAAGATAAAAGAAGTATCAAATTTGCGATTAGAAGTAAAGTTTCGGTCTTAAAAAATCACATTAACGGATTGGGTTATGAAGATGGCCGTATTATTGTAACCCCACACGGATTTTTGGCGGGTAAAGATTCTACTGAAGAGAAATCAAATATTGAAAAATATAAAAAAGAATATGCTGACTATTGGAAAGAAATAATTGGAACTGATGGTGATTTTGATTTGAAAGAAGAAAAAGAATAAAAAAAATTGATACTATTACTACTTTTAAGTATTTTTAAGATATTTATATAATATGGGAAGAAATAAGATTGATGAAGATAAAAAAAAAATAAAGGTTTCGGTTGCGGTTGACCCCGAACTGCCACAACACTTTAAAGATAAATCTATAAATTTATCTTCCCTTGTTAATAAATTATTAAAAGAATATATTAAAAATGGAAACTAAAGTTTGTACTAAGTGTGGTATTGAGAAATTACTATTGGAATATAACGTATGTTCAAGAGTAAAAGATGGTAGAAAGGCGGAATGTAGAGAGTGTCAAAGACTTGGAACTAAGGAATATAAACTTAAAAATAAGGAAAAAATAAAAGAATATAATTCTAAATGGAATTCTGAAAACAAATTTTATTATCAAGAATATCGTAAAATATGGGATGTTGAAAATTATGATAAAGTTTTAGAAACAAGAAAAAGATTCAAAGAAAAAAACCCTGATTATATTAATGATTATAATAAACAAAGAAAAAAAGAAGATATTCTATTTAGACTTAAAACTAACATTAGAACTTCAGTCAATCGATATTTAAAATATCGGTCAAAACATACTTTCGAAATTGTTGGATGTTCTCCACAATTTTTAAAAGAACATTTAGAAGCCCAATTTATTGATGGTATGACTTGGGAAAATAGGAGTGAGTGGCACATTGACCACATCATTCCGTTATCATCGGCAAAAACAGAAGACGAACTTTATATGTTATGTCATTATAAAAATCTTCAACCATTATGGGCGGAAGACAATTTGAAAAAAAGTAACAAGATTTTATATTAATTTAAATCACAAATGTGATTAAGACATTACTAGTAGACGGAGATAATTTATTTAAGATAGGATTCCACGGAGCAAAAGACGTGTTTAACGACGGAGCTCATGTGGGTGGAGTATTTCACTTTGTGAGTATACTCCGTAAATTTCTTAATGAACACAACCATGATAAAGTTGTTGTGTTTTGGGACGGAGATTCAAATTCGTCCATCAGAAAATCTATATACCCCCAGTATAAGGCGAACAGACGACAAGACGATATGAATGAATATAAGTACGAATCGTATTTGTATCAGAAGTCTCGAATCAAACAATATCTTGAGGAGATATTTGTAAGACAGGTTGAGATGCACGACAATGAGGCAGATGACTTAATTGCTTATTATTGTAAGATATCTAAAGACGAGAAGATTATCATTTTTTCTGCGGATAAAGACCTTACACAGCTTATCTCTGAACATGTGACAATCTATTCACCTATCACAAAACAGTACTTTAAAAATGGAGATATGATATCTATGAACAAAGTGGATATACCTCACTACAATGTATTGTTGACAAAGATATTCACGGGGGACAAATCAGACAATATTGAAGGAATACAGGGACTTGGAGAAAAAACATTAGTTAAGTTTTTCCCTCAGGTGCAGAAGAAACCTTGTACTATGGAAGAAATTTTAGATTGTGCTCGAAATCTTTTGCAGGACAAACCTTCAAAAACATTCACAAATCTTTTGACTGGTAAGACAAAATCAACTATACTTGGTGAAGAGTTTTATACAACAAACAAAAAGATAGTCGACCTTACAAACCCTTTAATCACTACCGATGGAAAAAAATTAGTTGAACAAATTTTAACTGACACTATAGACCCTACAGATAGGGGATATAAAAATTTAATGAGAATGATGGTGGAAGATGGACTTTTCAAATATCTACCAAAAAATGACGAGGCTTGGGTAAACTTCCTAACACCTTTTATGAAATTAACAAGAAAAGAAAAAAGAAACACAAAAAAAAATTAATTATGAAAGAACAAGACAGCACTAAAATAGAATTTTTATTAACATTAAACGATAACATCGTTGTTCAAAGATTCTTTAATGTCAGAGGGTATAACCCAAAGGCAAAAAATTCCGTAGACTTATACGACTTTATCTCACAATTTAAAAGAGAACTTGAGTATCACCTAAAAATGAAAACAGTAATTTATATGATGGACAATATGAATTTAATTATCAATGACCCGTTAATCATGGAAACATCCCTTACTGAAGGTAGTGAACAATTCAATATTTATCTTAAAATTGGTGAACAGACAATTTGTCATAGATGTATTGATGGAAAAAAATTCCCACCAAAAGTTCGTTATACTGTTGACGTAAGACCATTTTTAAAAAACATGTTAAAAGAATTAACTGACATTTTTTCCGAACAAAAATTAAGTTTAGAATATTTGGGATTTGACTTAAACAAGTGAATATTTAATAAAACAGACGAGAGAAATATATCATATGAACAAAAACTTTGACTACTTAGGAAACACATTCCAAATCCAACTTTTAAACCAACTTATTGTAAATAAAGAATTTTCAACATCAATTATGGATGTTATTGAAACGACATATTTTGATAATAAATACTTTAAGATTATCTTGCAAATGACCAAGGAGTATCACACCAAATACCAATCTACCCCTAATTTTGATACTCTCGAACAAATTGTAAAATCTGAGATTTCACAAGAATTGGTTGCAAAAATTGTTATTGACACTATTAAAAAAGTAAAAGATGCACCATTTGAGGGTACACAATTTGTTCAAGAAAAAGCGTTGAAGTTTTGTAAACAACAAGAACTACAAAAGGCGATGGACAAAGCCCAAAAAATTATTACTGAAGGTGACTTTGAATCTTATGACAAAGTTGAGAGTTTGGTTCGTGAAGCGTTACAGGTTGGGGAAAAAGATACTGGAACCCTTGATGTTTTTTCTAATCTTGAAACAGTCCTTGATGAGGATTTTAGACATCCAATTCCATTAGGAATACCTGGTATTGACAGATTGCTTAAGGGAGGTCTTGCAAAGGGTGAAATTGGGGTTATCCTTGCACCGACAGGTGTTGGTAAAACTACCATCTTAACAAAGATTGCCAATACCGCGTTTAATCTTGGGTATAATGTTCTCCAAATTTTTTTTGAGGACAATCCAAAAATCATACAACGTAAGCATTTCACACTTTGGACTGGAATTGAACCTGATAATTTAGTAAAACACAAAGACGAGGTTATGTCTAAAATTACAGAAATTAAAGAAACCATGAAGAATGAGTTAATTATGAAAAAACTACCTTCAGATTCTATAACTATGAATCAGATTAAAAACCAAATCAGAAAAATGATTGCTGACGGAACAAAAATTGACTTGGTACTTTTAGATTATATTGATTGTATTGTACCGGAAAGTACAAGTAAGGACGAGTGGAAAGCTGAGGGTTCAGTTATGAGAGGTTTTGAGGCAATGTGTCACGAACTGTCATTAGTTGGATGGACGGCAACACAGGGTAACAGAAGTTCTATATCTTCTGAGGTTGTAACCAACGACCAAATGGGAGGTTCTATTAAGAAAGCACAAGTTGGACACGTTATCATTTCCGTGGCAAAAACTTTACAACAAAAAGAAATGAATTTAGCAACAATAGCAATTACCAAATCACGTATTGGTAAAGATGGGGTGGTGTTTGAGAACTGTAAGTTCAACAACGAACTACTTGAAATTGATACAGAGTCATCTGTAACGTTCTTAGGTTTTGGAGAACAACAAGAGGAAAGAAAAAGAGACAGAGTTAAAGAACTGTTGGACAAAAGAAAACAAAGAGAACAAGAACAAAAATCTTAAAAAAACAATTATGGAAAAAATATTAATGGAGAACCCTAATAGGTTTGTTATCTTCCCAATCCAGCACAATGATATTTGGGAGTACTACAAAATGCACCAAGCTGCTTTGTGGACAGCTGAAGAAATTGATTTAACTAATGACATCAGAGATTGGAATAATCTATCTGAAAATGAGCAATATTTCGTTAAGAATATTTTATCGTTCTTTGCGGCTTCTGATGGTATTGTTAATGAAAATTTGGCGGAAAACTTTTATCGTGAGGTACAATATCCCGAAGCAAAATTCTTTTATGGGTTCCAACTTATGATGGAGAACATTCATAGTTTGATGTATTCACTTCTTATTGATACATACATTTCAAATGAAGAAGAAAAAAATCTATGTTTCACTGCTTTGGATAATTTACCTGCAGTTCAAAAAAAGGCTAAATGGGCTTTGGATTGGATTGAAAAATCATCTTTCCAAGAAAGATTGGTTGCCTTTGCAGCAGTTGAAGGTATTTTCTTTTCAGGTTCATTCTGTTCAGTTTTTTGGTTAAAATCAAGAGGTATCCTACAAGGATTGTGTAATGCTAATTCATTAATCTTTAAAGATGAAAATTTACATTGTGACTTTGCAATTCACCTATTAAACAATCACATTGAAAATAAACCAAGTGAAAAAAAAATCAGAGAGATTTTATTATCGGCATTAGAAATTGAGAAAGAATTTATTACTGAGTCATTACCAGTATCTTTAATTGGAATGAACTCAAATTTAATGAAACAATATCTTGAGTTTGTCGTTGATGGGTTATTGGTTAAGCTAGGATGTAAAAAGGAGTTTAATGTTGAACAACCATTTAAGTTCATGGAACAAATTGCGGTTGAGACAAAAGGAAATTTCTTTGAGTCAAGAACTGTTGAGTATCAAAAAGCAAAATTAAACGAAACAATTTCTTTCGAGGAAGATTTCTAATATTAAAATAATATGATGTCATTAAAAATTAAAAAAAGAAACGGTGAGGACG